GGTGATGGCTTGATCATATTTGTCGCATTGTGGTTTATTACTATCTAAAGGTAAATAAGGAATAAAACCATGTAATGCTTCTAATGCAAGGCGTAATACTTCGTCTTTAGTCATTCTTGTCCCCTTGCTCGGATTTCATCAGCAAGTGATTCGTCCAATGGCATAACCATCAAAGCACAAGCTTCACGTTCTTTCTCTGCTACCAGTTTGGCAAAACGCAATATTTCAGCATCTGTAAAACTAGATTCATCAAATGCTTTATTAGCCATTTCTATGATTTCTAAATCAGTCATATGCCAACCTTCATCTCTGTGCGAAGCGTGTACTGTTGCACCTTCCATACTTCAATTCGCATCTTTGCGGCATCGATCATGTGTCTGTAGTATTCTTCTTGCACCATGTGCTTCTTAATCTCGGCACAAGACTCTATGTAACGGTCATGGCTGTACGCATAGGCTTCCTTTGCCGCCACGCTTCCGCTTTCCTCGTTCATCAGCATTGACTTTACTGTCTTCAGTAGACTTTCCAACTCCACTCGAGAAGCTTTTGCTGTCGCATACTTCTGTGCGTTTTCCTGAATGTATTGAATCGCTTTGTGAGGATTGATTGTTTCGATTGTTTCTCTTGTCTCGTCCAAAGATGTTCTCCCAGTTCTTATTGAATGTCTCTAACTCTACTTCTCTAGGTCTTCTGCCTGAACCCTTGCTCATTTCTTCATGTTCCTTATGTAAATTGCAAAAGAAGATATTGTGTCTTGACCAAAATTGGTGAATTTCTCTATCTCTTGAGCTACCTCTTCAAGAACAGCATTCCTAATCTCATCCGATAGAAACCTTTGCTTAACAATTAAGTTCTTTTGGGTTTCAATAATGTCTTGTAAGTCAACCATGTTATTTCTCCATAAACTTTCTAGACAAATTGACAAAATTAACAAAAGACTCAGAGTCTTTGCTATCAATTGCCTCTATTAGGCCCTTTAATAGGGACCTCGATGTTATAAGATCGTTTGAAAGCCTTCTGAGGTGCTCCTCGAAGTCCGTTTGACTCACCTTGATTGACCTGGTGCTTGAAACTGATTTTTGTAATAGTGACGCATGAATGCTCATTACTATCTCCTAGTTTGTTAAACAATGTTGAACAGGCTGTACACCTGTAAAACTTCCTAATTCCATTTCTAATCGTTTCAATCATAAATTCATGTTGATGTATGCTTGTACCGCTTGCTGAAGCCTAACCTCACCTGTTAACTCATAAAGATTTCTCTTCTGCAATGGGTTAATCGTGATATAGATTCTTCTAGGGTCATCCTTGGGCTTTCTACCAGCACCAGGACGCTTTCCCCCTTTGGGCTTAGGAACCTTCTCTTCTGGTGATTTCATCTTGCAAGTACCAAATAGCTTTCTTCAAGTCCTCAACATCATCCCTCTTTAAATCACATCTCCATATGTACTTAACTGCATTACCTAAGTTAAAGTTCATGTGCCTGGTCACATCAATGCACTCTACGCCAGACGGGTGTGAAGTGTAGTGAGGAGGACTGTTAATCAAATCTACTTTCTTTCTCATATCAATCCTTAATCAATAAACCATAAAGAAACCAAATCGAAAACACATAAGGTATCGCAGAACAAAGCGCACACAACATCGCAATAAAAAACAATGTGATCATTTCTTGTCTCCTACCAATGTGGACCATGTGGTCTTGGGTGCTGTTGAATGAGTTAAGTAATACTTAATCAAGAAATCAAATGTCTGGTTATAAGTTAACTTAACTCCTGTGGCCTCATGCAACTTATCCTTGATGTCCTCAATACTTTCATTGACGTACACCGTGATTCTCTTTTGACCTTCTCTGTCATTCACTTTGGACTCCTAATCTAAATCTTCAGATACAAAAATTTGTATGTTTCCTAGTTTACTATACCTTTTAGATAAAGTTAACTTAACTATTTGAGAATCATCTAAAAATACAACACCATTCATTGCGTCAAGTACTGCTTTTGCTAAGTTATCAAGATCGGGCTTCTTGGTGTGCCTGATAGAGCCGTTTAAATGGGCTTCTAGGAGCTTTTTAGGGGTGCTCTTAGGCATTGGCATACTGAATTCAATACTCACGCTTACAGGCGTTTCTAAGGGCTTTTCTTCCCCCATAAAAAGTACTGCTTGCTCTCGAATTACAGTTTCGTAATCTTTTGTTTTCTTAGGTGTATAAGTTGAGACAAAGTTACCCCTTCTGGCATACCTGGCTCTACCCTTGGCTACAGGGGTTATTTCAACATTAAACAGTAGAACAAAAGTCATGGATTGCTTTTTGAATGTCGAATTGAAGACGCACTAAAGACTCATCGTTTACAGGTTGACTCAAGTCTAAGTAATCAAGGGCTTCTTCGATCTCCTTCCATTGATGAGTACTACTTTTGTCAAAGTGCCTTCTCAGTATCGTGATTGCTTTGTCTTTGTTCATAAATTAACTCCATTCTCTGCTTAACAAGTTTTCCTAGGTCTTTAAAGTAAGGGGATTCTCTTTGTAGCTTACCCACAGCATTGCGTGAGTAATCTAACCAGCCAGGTGTGAGAGCCATAGTCGCATAGTGCTCGATCATGTGCTCTGTAAGGGTTTCAAAGTCTAGCGTCATGTACTTTCAAAGCCTCCCTAGCAAATCGAAGTGATATGGGTTTAACGTCCTTTCCAGCCTCATGCCTTTGTAGTATGACCTTTGCCCATCTTTTGTGATCAACCATCTCACCTCTGGGTTTTAAAGAGATGTTGCAACCCTCCTTAAATTGTTTAGCAGTAGGTGCTTTGTCTGTTAGGTTTATTAATCCTAGTTTGATCAAGTGAAGGTTGTGTGCAAAGCTCTTAAGTTCAGTTAACCAGACTACTTTGTTTTGTTCCGAGTGATCCCACTCTCCATACTTCTCTTCTAGTCTTAAGAATAGTTTCTCTATTACTCTCATTTCCATCTTCTTACTCCTTTTTTAGGCATAGGTTCCCCAAGGGTGATTAGCCAATCATCCCAAGTCCATTACCAGAGGTAACTAACTTCCCCAGAGGGGTGCGATTCAATCGACATAGGTCTTGTATCACCTTGGCCCTATGTCTACTACGATACCTCGCACACAGTTCGTAAAGGTTATCAACGGGGTGTGTCGTTGCCCTATGTTTTCTTCCAAGCCATCCATGTAAATGCTTTGCTATCGTGTGGAGTACGATTGCATGGAGAAATAAAAAAAGCCGCTTACTACTGCATTCTGGTGGTAACTCTAGCCAATACACACGATGGATATTGGTTAAAGCAGAACGCATGAGTAAACGGCTTTAATCTATTGCTTACCACGGCAACGACTCGAATATATCAACTTACAGAAATTCCATCTTTTTTGACTTCCTGCTCTGGCTCAAACCATTCAGGTTTTAATAGCATTAAAGATTTAATTCTTTTGGCAGGAACTTTGTTCTTTACACGCCACTTGTATGCCGCCACTACAGATACCCCAAGCACCTTTGCTACCTTGTACATAGTACCTGCTCTCCTCTCTAATTCCTGTACGCTAATGTGATCTATCTTCTTGTCTACCATTTCTAATCTCCATAAAAAGTGAATTAACTATAACATAGTTCAGTTAACCTATGGGTGCTACAGATTTACTAAATATGAGTACAAACCCTATTAGGGTTTTTAGTTGTGTTATTTTGCAACAAACACTAGATTTAGTTAACTTATGATAGTAAACTTCTTACATCAGCAGATCGAAAGCTGATTAACTTTTAAGGAGTCCAACATGAGAAAAGAATTAGTTTGGTTTAACAACGCAGAAGTAGAAGTTCACTTTGACTTTGAGCCAGAAGAGAGAAGTGCTAGAGATCAATGGGGCTTGCCTAGAGAGCCTGATATTGATGCTTCTGTTGACATTAGAGAAGTCTTCTATCAAGGTTTAAATGTCTCTGACTTGTTTGACGAAGAAGATTTCTATGAGATCGAAGAGCTGGTTTGGGAAAATCTTAAACAATGCGGAGAAGAGTGATGTACGACATTAAAGACATTGATGACGCATGGAGTAGAGGGTTTGCCAGGTCTAGAGAATCCCTGTTAGACGTAATTAGACAAACCACAGGAATTCAATTCAAAGACATGGTTGATTTGATTATCTGGATTAAAGAACACAAGGAGATAGAAGATGCTAAACAAAGAAGTTAATTTTGATTCGATTGAGATGGAGTGTGAAGTTGACTACCAGGCAAGAGAGAAGACATATTATGTTAAGTTTGCACTCTTTACTGATGGTACTGAGTTAACTAAAGAAGAGCTGGAAGAGTTGAATGATGACTCTTGTTTGATTTATGACTTGGCTTATGAAAGGTATTGAGATGAACATTTTTAAAGAAATAGAAAAAGCTTTTGGATTTGCAGACAAGGGCTTGGCCCGTAAAACAGACCCAGAAACCTCTAAACAGGCGGCAAGCACCGTTGATGCTACCAAGCTTGAAATAATCGTTTTAGAGGCGATTAGAAGCTTTCCCAATGGGTGCATCAGCGAACAAGTAGAAAACGTCCTGTACCCCATTAAAGCAAGCTCTATCACTCCCCGATACAGACCTTTGCTCAAGAAGAATTTAATTGAAGATACTGGCGAAAGAAGAGCTGGGTCTAGTGGCAGAAGTCAAAGAGTGTTGAGGGCCATATGATTGAAGGCCCCTACAAATGGACATTTAAGAAAAGATTAGTTAATTACTTTAAGGAGTTCCAAGATGAAATTAAAAGAGCACTACGAAGATTTCGTAAGTAAAGCACTCAAAGAGTTTTACGGGCTGGAGTACTGCATCAATGATCTAGAGATTAGAGAAGATCAATTGAAGTGCTCTAAATGTTTAAAAGAACAATGGTTATTGTTTGAAGACTTTGATGAGAAAACTCAAAGAAAGATCGTGTCTGCCGAGCTAGATCGGTATGCGTGAAGAGTGCTCTGATTCAGGCAAATATTGTGGTCTAAAACGCCACACCAAAGCCTTGAGGACAGAGTACCCTGACCTGTCGAAAGTAAAATATCAAGGTTGGATTAGGTGCGGTGCTTGCAGTACCGTTTTTGATTGGAAAGTGATAGCAGGAAATCTGCTTTATAGAACAAGGATTAAGAGTGAATACATACCAGAAGCTGAACCTAGTGAGAGCGACATTCCACGAAAAGTCTCTCAAGAAAAGCGGTCTAAATAAGTTTGCAGGTTATCAATACTTTGAGCTTGCTGACTTTCTTGTACCTGCCCTTCAACTATTTGGACTACATGGCCTAACAGCCACGATCTCCTTTGGGCTTGAAACAGCCACAATGACCATTGTTAACTCTGATAAACCAGATGATGCGGTGATTACACTAACCTCCCCCATGAGTGAGGCCGCCTTAAAGGGATGCCACCCTGTCCAGAATCTAGGTGCTGTACAGACCTATTTAACCAGGTATTTGTGGGTCCAGGCGCTTTGTATCGTTGAGCATGACTCTATTGACGCTACAACAGGCAAAGATACCCCCACACACAAGCCTACAAGGTCTACAAGCGATTTAGTTGAGGATGACCGTAAGAAGTATCTACTTGACCTTAAAGTCGGCATAGAGAGCCTATTCTTTGAGAATGATGACATTGTGGGTGCTTATGCACAATGTCAAAAGGTTACCGATGCAGAAGAGAAAACGTATTTGTGGGACAAGTTAGACAGCAAAGTTAGATCAGCAATCAAAAAACATGGCGAAAGCTTAAAAGGAGCGTAAGAATGGAATTCAAACAATATGACAATACAAACCGTGGTACTTTGTTTAAGAACGATAAAAAAACAAAAGATACTGATGCAGAATACAAAGGACAAGTTAACGTCAATGGTGTAGAGTACTGGTTAAGTGCTTGGGTAAGAGAAAGCAAAAAGGACGGAAAAAAGTTCTTCAGCTTGTCAGTAAAGCCCAAGGACAGAGATCACAATGAGCCTACACGCAGAGATATTCCCGAGGATGACTCAGACGTACCGTTTTAATATTTAAGTTTAGGGTAGGTGATTGGGGTTCTTTTGGCTTGGACTCCTTTCCCCCTTTTACCTACCCACCTGACAATACTTGATAAGCTTTCTTAGTTAACTCTATTCGGCTACTTAAACCATTTAGCCCCCCGTTAACCCTTTTACACAAACCTTCTTCATTTTCAGCTTGGGCCAATTGATTACACCCATGCGTAGCCCAAAACCAACCACTACTCATAACAGCCCATAAAGGCGTAGAAACCAGGTCAGGATTGGCAACAAAGTCTTGTCCTAGAGCTTGTCCACAATGCCAATAATTATCGTGAAAGGTTAGCTGGATACAACCTCTTCCCCTGTAGCGAAAACCGTCCCCACTTGCTTCATTTCTATTGCCGCATCGGTTTGCGTAGACTCTATTTGCAATCTTCTCAGGTTGATGGGCAAAAACGGCATACTCTTCTGGCTTAAAGTGAGTATGGAACAGGGCTTGTAGGGTTTCAGCTCTGTAATTAAGGTTTTCTTGAAGGACTGTGAAATGGTTGCACTCGTGCGAAAGCTGTCCGATAAAGGCGGCTTGTTCTTTAAGGGTAAAAATGCTGAACTTTTGGATGGTTGCATTTAGTGGCTCTACCCATTGAGGACCTATGTCTAAGGCATGAAGTTGTTGTGCTGTAATCATATGTTGCCACTCAATAACAAATAAAGCATCAAAAAACTTACAGCAATACAAATGCCAACTAAGAATCTATCCATTATTTAACTCCTTCATTGACGGTTTGCATTACTTGGTTGTACTGGGCAATACAGGCGTTGAGCTTGACGATTGCTTTGTCTCCGTCTGAGGCGATTGCGACAATATCTTTAATAGCCTGTCTAGTAGTGTCGGCTCCATCGGCTTGATCTCCATTGGAGGCACTTGTACTGGCTTGTACACCACAGGAAGAGGGGAAGCGCAACTCACCAGAGTCAACCCTAGCATCAATGTCAGCCTGTTTAACTTTAATTTCATTCTTAGCTTTCTTCAATTGATTGTTTGCTACTGATAGCTTTTGACTAAGCTCTACTTCTTTTG